GGGATGGTCGTTGCACCTTCCCACCTTAGTGGGCTTGGCTCATGATTACCTTCGGTTTCCCGATAAGGCGTTCCATGAATTCACAAAATTTTTCGATACATGTCACCATGTAAAGGGGCCATTGCAATAACCCGTGAACTATTTTCTGCGCGGAAGGTAGAGCTACGTCTGACGCGGCATCGGTCGAGGATACGCTGGTAGCGTTTCCTGTCATCGCGGCCAAAATCAAGTCATCAATTGTTCTACCCATTGCCCAAACTCCAGCGGTCATATATTCGGACTTGGGATCAGATAACATTTTTATCTGATCTGCCTTGTCCACTAGCGTATATGTTCAACAAGGTTCGCAAAACCTTATCCGTGGTTTCCCACTGCTTTATGTTTCCATAAAGACCAGATCATATCATCAACCATTAAGGTTGCTCCGCGCTTCCATCACGCTTGTGATGTACTCCCTTCCGGGATGATCGTTGCACCTTCCTACCATTAGTAGGCTCGGCTCAGGATTGTCTACGGCATAACCCGTTAAGAGGTTCCCTGAGTTCACGGAGTTGTTCGATACATGTTGCCATGTAAAGGGACCTATTTTTTGATCCGCCCAGTTGTAATCTTCCATCACAACTTTTCGCCTGGAGTGGGGTGTAGAAATAAGCGGCGTGTCTGCATGCCGACTTGTCATTTTTTGCGCCGATGTACTACCCAAGCGGTCAAAATGATCTGCCTTACCTACTACACCCTCATTCACTCGCACAAAGTTTCGCAAACGCGAACCTTTTTGCTGGGCAAGGTGAATGAAATTGGAGCGATACTTGTTGACAAAAGCCTTGTTGACTTCAGTGCTCATTTCATTTACCTCTCAATGAGGATTAATAATATAGAGAGGTAACCGACCATCGGGCTCTCGGATACAACGGTTGGGCCCTTACGGGGTATCCGGGGTACTGCTATGCAACTAGCGGAGGATCCGTTACCGGGTCCGTAGTTGTGATGCCGGGATCTTCGATCTCTACCGGCTTACGAATTGCTACCTCGCATAACCCGTAAAAATCTTCGCTCCTGGCTGGTTGATCGTAATGCAAACAATAATCAAATTTCTTGCCTCTTAACCTTCCGAGGCGAAATGGATTTTCCTTTCTCGATAATACGATTCGTTTCTTACCAAAATTTTTACACTCGCCGCATGTAATATTGCTTTCCATTTATTCCTCCGGGTAAGCCATATCAAACAGGCGATCCCGGAAAGCAATAGCCTCGGCATGCTTGGGATCGTTCTTGTCCCAGTACGCTTTATAATGTTTATGTCCGGGCTTGTTGAAATTTTCAATTTCCTTCAACGCCGAGCCAACATCAAGAAAACTGGAATCATGTTCGGAATCCAATGGCCGAGCCTCTTGGCTTTTTAATCCCATCTGGTAAAACGCTTTGATCAGCGCCGGATGGGAACCACGGGGATCCGTGGTTAATAATTTCTCGAGCTCCGGACCACCAAATTCTTTCATGGCCCGTTGTGCGATCGCCACGTTACGATCGTACCCCTTCATTCCCCATTCTTTTTGCAGTGCCGCCTCGCCTTTAAAATAGGCTTCATCCATGTGCAATTTCTGGTCAATTTGGGAATCCAGGGCAAACTTATTATAAAAATCCAGGATGGATCCTAATTGTGTTTGCGTGATGCCCTGGTCATGCGCCAGTTGTTTGAATGCTTTTTCTGAATCTTCATCGTATGACATTCCTTCCGGCATATCCGGGCGTGCATACTCATACTTGTCCGCCGTTTCCGGGCGCCCCAGCTTGGTATAAAAATCGTTACGCTCTTCATCGGTTGACTCTTCGCCGGGGATCTTGACCGAGTTCCCCATCATCCGGGAAAGGTGTACATGGCCTTTTGCCAGGTCACCGACCGATTGATATTTGCTTAACGATTTTTCTTCCCGGTAATCCTCCGGAACATCATCAATCCATGTGGCTGGTGCTTCCAGCGGCGCTGCTTCAGATTCGCTCGAGGTGTCGGTTACCGGCTCTTGCGTTTCAGTTGCCATAAATTATTCTCCTTTTGATTTTAGTTCTTCACCAAGTTTGACCGTTTCCTTGATCAGTAAATAAACAAACCGACAACCCTCCTGGAAATAAGTCCCATAAGGATCATTGGCTACTACACTGGATTTTCCCTGGTACATCTCTTCCAAATCCTTTAATACCTCCAGACCGGATTCAGTATTGAAACAATGAAAATAATTGACCGCTACTTTTTTGCGGTCCTCTTCATCAAACTTCGGCTCCCACTCCCTCTGTTTTTTCATTTGCCTCCGCTAGTGCCTTGATGCCGGGACCGGCCATACTCACCCCTTGGGCCGCTTGCATCAATTCGTTTGTTTGTTGTTGTTGTTGCATCTGTTCTGCCTTGACCGTTCTTAATTGCTGCAATGCCGCTTTCGATTTGAGTGCTTCACCCGGAACCGCCAGGCGATCACCGAGAATTCTTAATGCCTCTTCAAAATCCACGATGTCAAGAATATCCGGAGCAAATTGGGCCGCCTGGCCAAGCATACCAAACCACTGTGTTATAGCTGAAACGTCACTAAGTTTTTGTGCCTTGGCCAAGCTCCCAACGAATTCGACATCGATTTCATTGAGCCCGTGCAATGCTTCCGGAGGAGGAGGAAACAGCCCGGTCCTGAAACCAATGGCGAACGTACGAATTACCAGCGGATTAAGCACCTCGGATTCAAAACGTGAAACCGTGGGGCCTAACATACGCTGAAACTGATCCCTTAATTCAATAACTTCTTGCGCGGTCATGTTCGGTTTTTCCGGCATGATCAACTGATCCGCCATGAACATGGACCGGATACCGCGTTTGAGTTCATCCCCTTTTAGATTGGTGAGATCAAAGCGGCCTTCGAATGGTAAAAATTTAATGCGTTCGGGTTCGCGTGAATAATTAATCGCTCCTGGAATAAGTTTAAAAGCGCCGACTATTCCCTGGTGCGGTGCGATCAGTGGCGGATCGACTGCCTTGTTGAGTGCGCGTAGTTCGAGCTCGCGGATCTTGTTTAAAACTTTAATGTCGGCCATGGCAACATCGGCCGGGGACCTTCCCCAGAGCTCGCCGGATTCCTTGGCAAACCTTCCGATGGCATAAGGAAATTCGTTGTATCCACTCTCGGCAACTTTTTCTTTACCGTGTGAAAATATATCGATTGAGGTCCATGCTTTGGTTTCTTTACCGCGGCGTTTTTTCGAATAGTAATCCTCGGCCGGAAGCACCACGCGGAGAAAATCATATTCTTCATCGGGTTTTTCCTGGGCGGCTTCGCGTACGACCTCGGGCAAATTCTTCAACCCGAATTGCTGGGCGGCTTGCCTGGCACTTAACTTGTATTCCCAAAATAATGTATCAGGTACACCACGCCGGTCCTCGGCAAACACAAATTCACCAATCGGCATGGATTTATAAATGATCCCGTTAAAGTTTGGATGGGTCAGGTCATCTTCATCGACCATGATGCAGATGGTACCGAATGAAGTGTAATCCAAAAATGCCTCACCGATCACACTGTAGAAATTACTAGTGTGCATGGTATAGAACATTTTTTCACTGACTTGGTTGAACCATGCCTGAACTGCCGGATCATCATTAAGCTCTGCCATTCGGTGAGCTTCGGGGATCTTCAACTTGTACCAGATCACTGAACTCGGGCAGAGGGAGTTCTGCATCGATAATGCAAGGAGTCTATTCGCTTCCGTGGCCGTAGAATCAAATCTCTTATTGGTCAGCGGTTGGCCGAACTGATGAATTGACGAATCCACTTTGCCTTTTCTCGGTCGAATATAATCCCGGACATCTCTGAAAAATGGCTCCCATTGGGTGCGCCGTTGTTTCAGTTTATCGTGTCGCTTGATCAACGAAATAACATCTGGCATCTAGTCTCCTAACAATTTTTTCTTATAAGCACTCGCCTCGGATGTATCGCCTAAAGCCCCTGTCATAATGGTTGATCTTCGTCCCTGACGTTTCCTCGCCAGGATTGCCATGCGTTCCTCTTTTTCCTCGGCCGATCTGTCAATCTCTTTCGGCGGCTCGGGCGGCGGAGGCGGCTCGGGAACCGGTTGCATCACAATCGGTTTGGGCGGCGGAGGTAAGGGGGGAGGACTTGGCATTTTTGGCGGCGAAAAAATAAAACCCATTTTTTTTACTCCTTTAGTATTCTTGGTTAAAGGTAAATAAAACCTAATCGAATTGGCAATCAAAATCCTAGTGAAATGTTAAATTTTCTTACGAATTAAAAATATCGTAATCATTGAGGGTTTGAGTCTGTTTCCGGTTGGTATCTTCAAACCCGTCCAGGTAATAGGCATTCGAACATTCCATCAGTGCATCTACCCCGTGCGAGCTCCAATCATGGACCGGCGAGGAAAAGGTCCGGGTCTTGTCATTAAATGCCTTATGATAATTCCTCAATGCCGCAATCCCCACTTTGCATTTTACCTGGTCAAACCAGCAACGGCCTAGATAGCGCCGGAGCGAATCGATGGATTCCATCTTGTCAATCTTTTTGCCCACTATAAAATCAATCCCGAGGTTAAGCGCCGTGTCACGCCTGGATCTTCCCGTGGAAAATTCCCGAACCTCGATGTCATGCGGTGCATGATGCCGATCATAAACATATTCCTTGCTCCGGAGTAACTGGATGTAATGAACCAGGCCCTCACCGGAATTTTCATAATAATCAATCAGCCTGGTTTCGTTACCGACATGCTGCGCGAACCAAATCGCATTGGCGTCCGCAAGTCCCAGATCCCAGTAAGTTGAAACCGGGATCTCGGGTTCATAAGCCACCTGGGTAATTCTCCCTTGTTCCAGGGCGGATTCCATTTCACTGGCAAAATACGCCCCTGGCAATGCCGATTGAAAGCTACAATAAAATTCCTGGGCAACCATTTCTTTGCTCATACCGGATTTGCGTTCCTCTTCGACATCCGCATCGGAAATCAGGCGCTTGCCGTCATGATCCACCGTATCATCAACGGTTAGAAACGATGCGAACCATTCATCATTATCCTTGGCCATGTTATATAAATCGTAACCGTGATTCTCGCCCCAGGGCGTGTAGGCAAAAATCGCCCAACCCTCGTTCTCCCGGAGGATTGGGCGGATCGTATCCCATACCGCCGGGCTCATTCTCGAATACTCTGAAAAGATAACGCCGACCGGGTTGGTTCCTCTAAGGTAATCCATACCCTTATCCGTTCCGACCACCTGGTAAATAGAATGTCCCTTTTCCCCCTTGACCTCGACCAGCATTTCCTGGTCGTTTTTCCGGGCAATGATCTGTTTCGGGAAATGGTCCATGTAGGCAATCCCGTTTTTTCCGATTCCTTCGTATATGGCTTTTCGACCCTGCCGACCAGTGGGAAACAGGTGATAATAGGATCCGGGCCTTTGCAGCATTTGGTCGATCATTACGTTAAGGCTTGTGCAGTCTTTTCCGGCCCTTCGATGCCAGGTTAGGACCAATCGCTTTACGCCCAGTTCCATCGCCAGCCAGACCGGCTTTTGATAGGAACGCGGCCGGTATAAGTGAGGTATCGATATGTTTGACATCTATTGCCTCCAGCATGTTTTGTCGTACCAGCGTGATTGTTTGATCCACGGCAACATCCATCGCTTTCTTTTTCGGATGCAAACAGGAATTGATCTCGATGGTCGCACGGATCCTCTCCCTCCATGGAATATCCTTATTCTCCGCGACCGCGATCAGCCAGCTTACCGGATTGAATCCCTTTTTCTTGCAGAGGTCATCAATCTTGTCCTTTTCCATCTTGTTGATGTGCCCACGGGTTTTTACTTTTTTCCCCGTGTCTTTGAATTGACCCTTGCTATCGCGCTCCATTGTAAACCTCCGCTTGTGCGTTGCATTGTTCGAGGATACTTTGAAGCTCGATGATGTACTTGGTCAGATCAATAAAATTGTTTTCCGATAAAATAAAATCAGTCCCGGAAGGTACCGGAGCAATGACCGGCTGATCCGGGAGAATAAAGGTTTCAAGGTTTCTTTGAACCGTTTTTGTGCAACCCCCAAAAACGCAAAATGCGATCACGATTAAGACCGCGGATTTCTTTTTTATATTTCGCATTGATCTCCTTAATTTTGTTCCTGGCCTCATTGCTTTTAATATTGCCTTCAATGAGGGTATCAAGTGCGGCCATTTTCTTACCATGGCGATAGGCAAAGAAAAACACGCCGACAATAAAAAGTACCGCGCCGGAAATCAGGGTAATAGTCATTTAATGTACATCCATGCGGCCATTGCCCAGCCGAACAGAAATGTTGCCAGGTATTTAATGAACGGTGTCATCATTTTTTTCTCCTGTTCATGGATTTACCCATGATGGTTAAATTTTTTCTCGCATTGTTGCGCGGATTATTGTCCTTATGGTGTACATCCTTACCATCCCCCTTTGAAGCTTTCCCGGCGTTGACCATTTTCCGCCGCGCCTTGTTCCGGGAGCTCCTATTTTTAAGCTGCTTCGGACGGGATTGGTAATTATCGTATTCTCCCCGGTAGTCCCTGGGCATTACTTAGACATGCCGGCGCGAACGCTGGCCATTCCACCAAATCCCAACATCATGTACCATTCTTTCGGTGCCATCCACCAGCCATTCATTTCACAAAATAAACTGGCAACCGCGACAAAACTCAAGATAAAAGTTTTTTTACCTTTAAATCCGGCCATAATTTCATTCATTTTTGTTGCTCCCTGTTAATAGGTTGTTTATGAGTGTGTGTCATCATTTCATCCGCAATAATGAAAGCATCATTGCAATGCTGGATGATAGGATATTTGTGCATATCTATGCCGTACTTGGCAATCAATCCTTGCAATGCGTGGGCGGCGAATACATTTCTCAGTGAGGTTCCACGCCGTTCTTTGATTTCCGCCATTATTGGAGCTCCAATTCTTTGAAAGATTGCCACACCCAGGGCTGCCACTGCTCGCCTTCATAACGGTAGCCCGTGGGTTGTTTCAATAACGTGTATTGTTCCGGAATTGTGGTTGTATTGGTTTCCATGACCCATAAATGTGGGCCGGGTTCTTCCCAGGTTATTGCCGTGCATTCGGGGATCATCTGCGTGTACAGAACCGGGTGAGCAAAATAGAGTTTGCCGCGGTCGGTTTCGAATTCCAGGACAATACCAAGGGAGCGATGGACATCCCAGCTTAGTGCCGTATCCGGCAGAGGGAGGGCCGGACGATCTTGAGCAAAGACGGAGGAGGAAAAAACCGTCAGCAAGAAAATAAGGAGCCAGGATGCCCACCAATATTTCATCTCAATTTTTCCCGAGAATGTCCGGAACAAAAAGATTTTTGCCGGATAGAAAATAATACGGGAGCGGCCCCAGTGAATATTTCTGTTTAACCACATCCGTACATTCACAAGACTGACATGTAAAAAGCATTTTATTTTTCATGCTATCGACCAGTACCGTTTCCGATTTACAAAAAGGACACTGGAATTCATTATTATTTGGGAACATCTTTCCCGTAATAATCCCATATGACGTTCGGCGTTTTATTGATATGATCCAGATCGGCATGAATAAAGCCATCGCCGAAACCAAACCGGGTGAAATGCTGGATCAGGTGTCTAAACAATCCATAGCGTTCGCGTGAACTATTCACCCGAATATCGATGGCGAGCCCTACCAGGTGAGAACTACTTGGTTTGGATTTCAACTCCGCATTATGTTTCTGACAACGATAAGCAGAATTAATATAAATCGGTTTGCCATACTCACAACGGACTGCCTCGATTGCCTGGAGGACATCGTTCTCCATCTTCATGACACCGCAGCATGGGCAACACATTTCTTTGCGACTAAAGTGATTTGTCAGCTTCACGGATTCTTTCAATTTTTACGCACCCAAAGCTGGTTTGCTTCGGAACCTCCAAGACAAGCGCCCTCTGGATCTCCTCGACACACTCGGATTTGGTTTGGTAATTTCCGAGGATGTCAACCGTTTCCACTTCATAAGGGGCACTGAAAATAATCATTAATAAAATCCACATCTTGACCAAAATGTATCAGACGGCTAATTTCTTGGCATTCTTAAAATTGTTGTCAAGCATTTTATTTTACCGAGAATTCAAGGGGAAAAGGCGTACCGGATATTAAGATTCTGGAAGGTGTGCTCTAATAGATAACTAAGGGATATCTTGAAGATCACGAGTTGATGGTTTTGACTTTGGTTTTAGAGATTTTGAAGTTAAATATTTCTTTCTTTTCTTTTTTCTTTTTGGTTCTTTTTCTTTTTTCTTTTCTTTCTTTATTAATTTTTTTTAATCCGGTACATGGGGTTGGGAACCTGGGGGTTTTGCGCCGGATTTCCGGAATTTTCCGACTTGGGTCTTGTGGGAGATTCCACATGCCGAGCTCCCCAACGTTAATCACGCCCCCCCCACTTTTCGGGTATCGCCTTTTCAGACCCCCCCGGCCCAAAAAAAAAGACCCCTGGGGGGGGTATCAGGTCACAAACTCACCACATCGGACCGACTCGAGCCTCTGTAAATGCTTGTATCTAAAGTATTCTAGGAATGATCTAACAAAACTCGGAGAATTGTGAGGCATCAATCCCAAAAGTGGGACGAGGCCGAGGCTTTGCCCATACCATGAAGCGGAAGATCCAACCCTATCCAAATAGTCCCATTAACATCAGCTTCGAGGATTCACAAAGAGATACCATTATGTTTGCCCGTGCATAACGGTGTGTTATTCAACCGGCTCCAAACTATTAAGGTGATATGTCTTTTCCTTATTTTGGATATACAGAGTGATATCATCCCCCCATGTTTCAGCTTGTATATCAATATTTAGCACCCAACATAATTCGTATATTTGAGCAAGAACTCCACATATAGTATCTTCTATAATGCCATCGTCATCGCTTTCACACTCCACGCGGATTACTAACTCCTCATGTTGTTGACATAATTTATCCAATTTGCGGAGAATTGCTTTGTGCGGTCGCATCTTGCTTGGGGAAGGAACCTTGTCTATTTGTCTATAAAGCATAGTGACCTCCATTCATAGTGAATAACGGGATCACCTTACCACTCGCCAAGAACTTGTCAACTACCTTTTCACATCGATCCCCTTGCGCTCATAATACCAGAGCGCCATCAGCCCGAATGCCATCTTAGCCAGGTGAGGTTCCTTCCGGTCCCCTTCCAGCCACTTGTGCCAATGCTCGAACATATGATTGATCACCACGCTTTTAGGCATGCCGGATTCCCAATTGCCATCTGTTCCAGGTGCGCCGTGACTCTTGACACCTTCATCCATAACCATGGCGAGCTCTCTAATGAATCCCCATTTCACCAAATCGTAGCGCACCGGAGCTATTGGGTTCCTTGTAGCTCCCGTTGAATATTTCTCTTTGTTGTTCATCGTTTCCCTCTCATTAACTTGTTGATTCTACTAACGTAAAGCACGAATATCACCATATCTGCCAATAACAGTCCGTAGAGATGCTGGACAAATATGATGTACAGCCAGAATGCCTGGCTGGCCAATCCGGTGAAACATCCATAAATCTGGTAGCGATTCCACCAGGTCGCATGTGAAAGCAAATAAATCGTTATGATAGTCAGTACGCTGGCCGTGAGCTCAATGAAGATCATGTTCGCCCTCCGCCCGTTCTGCCTCTTCGATTGCCTGGACAATCCGCTCGAGCTTGCTGTTATATGTATCGAACAACTTGTTCATCTCGAGGATCAGGCCGGTCATCCTTGCCACATGATCGGTGAGTTCATCCACTTGGTCCGCCAGGTTCTTGTCAGTCATTGTCATCCTCTTCAAAATGTACGCAACCAAACAGGGGTCCGGTGTAGATCCCGGATTCCCAGCCATCCTCGCCCATGGTCCCAAATCCATCCCTCCAATCAGGAATTGTTTTCAGGCACATCCCCATTTTGTTATCCGGTTCTTGCCAGTACCGACAATCCTTGCAATGTCCCATCACGCCTCCTCAATGGTTACGCCGTAAACATCCTTGACTTGTTTCACCTTCAACTTATACATGTCAGTCTTGAATCCCTTGACATCCACAAATCTCACCTCGCCGTCTGCCAGAAACTCGGCGAAATCGCAGACATACCGGATATTCCCAGGTAAATGAAATGGCACTTGTCTTAAGAAAAATAGAACTAACCCGGCGGCTTGCCGCAGCTTTAGATCAGCATAATATTGAGCCTCCTTTTTACTGGCAAACTTAATCCCATCGAGCTCGGTCGGCTTCGCATTGAACTTGTGCCGGAATCTTTGAATCTTCATTTCTTCTCCTTTTGTTTCATTTCCTTTTCCCACAACTTTTTCTGACGCACGGTAATGGGTGCCCATTTCACAATCGCACTGGATAATATATCAGTTCGCTCAACTAACAAATCGATGCGCTGGCTCTGAAGATCAAGGCGCTCACTGTTCGCCACAACACTCTTGGTTGCCTCTTCCATGTGAATTGCAACTTTTCCCAGTGTGGCAGCAACCTTGTGCATATCTTCATCAAGATCATGCATTTGGTCATGGATAACCCTCAACATTTGCGTTTGATTCTTTTGTTTTTCTGCCCAATAACTTTGATTCATATCATGTCCTCGAATTTTTGATTGCCTTCTGAATAAACACCACAATTCCTGTCGAACTTAAGCCTAACCACGCCAAGCTCACCATCCACGCCGGCATCCCTCACCTTTTGAATGTGGACCTCGACATCCGCCTCCGGATCATGAACATGCCGGAAAATTGTCCAGCATAAATCCGCCATGTTAAAAAAGTGAGCGCTCCCTGATATGTCCCACGGCCGCGGCACCACATAGGATCCATCCTGGGCCCTCTCCATCTTCTTTGGATGGGCGATTAACCACACATGGATGCCATACACTTTGGCAAAATATGTCAGCTTATTTAGCGTTTCGGCTACGTACTCGGTTTCGCTCCGGTGCGGTTTTCTGGAAGCCTCGAGCTTGTTCCAGGGATCAATGACCACGCCCCTGACATTATCCTTTTGCCGGATTAATTGTTTTGCGCGTGATAGTATCGAATCGATGTCCGGCTGCGCTTCCTCCGGTAAAATGAAATGGAAATGCTGGTTGATGTTCCTAACCGCGACCATGGCCTCGTCCTCGGTCATCCGATCCGTTGAATCCTCGGCGAATCCTTTACCGGTCCAGATCTGGATCAGATTACGAACGTGGTGTTTCGGGCTGGCATACTCCGGGGAGAATACGGCAAACGACCAACCGGCCGACCTTGCGATATTGCACATGATATTATTGAGCAGCGTGCTCTTGCCATGGTTCGGGATTGCCGTGCCAATCGATAGACAACCCGGCGAGATCCGCATCTTTCTGCCAAGTCCCATGCCAGGGTCCACGCCTTGTTTCACGCCATGCCGGTAGAGATCCTTGAGTTCTTCAATATATTCCTCCGGCGAGTGCACCCCTTCAATCGGCCAGGGTTCGGCAGCATCCAAACAGGCGCGAACTTTTTCCCGGTTAAATTTTAAGAGAGTATCATTGGCATCGTTACAGTCATCCGGCCATGTCACCTTGAAACACTTGTCTTTGCCGATCCGCCTGGCGAGCTCTTCGACCATCTTTCGCCCAGGTGCATCCATATCCCCGGCCAGTAGAATTTTAGAGGGAAGCTCCAGCGCACGTTCCGAGCTCTTTAAAAATTGATAGGAGTTGGACCCGTTATCGACCGAGCAATGGACCCGGTCCGGATCACAAATATCCCCGGTCAACTTGTCGATCTCTCCCTCATAAATCACCATTTCAGCGCCCGATTTTATTTGGTCCAGGTCCCACAGTACATGTTCACAATTCTCTTCCTGGGAGTACCTTTTTTGCCGGTCGCGGTACCTTAAGTTAGCAATCTCGCCATCCTTCCGGTAGATGAACATGATCTTTTTACGTTCGGGTGAGTAGCCGACAATCTCCGGCCGCAATACCGATTGATCAATGCCGCGCTCTTGAAAAAAATCAATAACGGTTTGAGGGAGCTCGCTTTTAAACGTGATAGTCGGTCGGTTGTATGTCCTGGGCGCTGGTCCTTTTCGAATGGCACCGGACCATTGACAGTGATAACAAGTCCAAAGCCCGGCGGAAATTGTGACCCTTAATGATCGGGTGCCTTTTTTCTTGCGCTCCCCGGAACATTCCGGACATGGAATGGTAACGGTATCCTCACTGGCACCGGATACATCAATCCCGGCGGCCTCAAACGAATCGTACAGTTTGCTCATATGCTCGGCCGCTCACTGAATTCGATTTCCTTCGGGCCATCCATCTTGCTTTCCTGGAGGTACTCTTCGAAATGTCCCTTGGCAAATAACGTGGATGGCCGTATGTACTTGGCCATGTCGGTGCCCTTCCACTGTTTGCATTTCGTATCGATGACCTTGATATAATCTTCCAGCCGGTAGCCTTCGTTGTAGCGTGCGCGGACAAAGCGCAAGGTTGTAATCGAGTCGGTTCGGTAACTGGCACCGGATTTTTTATTGAGATGTGCAATCACCTCATGAACGGTAAATTTTAAATCCTCATTTGTTTCATCCTGGTCTGAATAACATTTTTCAAGATGCGTAATCAGCCAGCTAATGTCCGGCGCTGGCAAACTTTGATTCGTTGTGAATTTAAGTTTGAGCTCCGCCAGCCGCGTCAAATGTTCCGACATAATCCCCTCCAAAAAGTTTTTTTGCACTGTGCCAGGTATCCTGTTCCTCCGGTGTCATCGTTAAAAATTCCTCGAGCTCTTTAATCGTGTAAGCGATATGTTTTTTCCGGCTCGCTTGACTGGCAACCCAGCCGTACTTGGCGAGGATGATAGTATCGCCGTAACGCTCGCTCTTGATCTTGATGAACCCCTTGTCGTTAAACTTCACGTTCAATCTCCATGATCAACCGCCCGAGGATCTCTGGAATTTGAGGCACCACTGAATTGCCGAGTGCCTTCAATTTTTTTACCCGATTCTTTTCTCCCGTGGTGACCCTCGGAATGTCCGGCTCTATGTGCCAGATGGATCCAATGTCAAGTAGTTCGGCGGATAACCCATCAGCCAGGTGACCCATTCCGCGTTGAGTTGGCCGGTTACTCCCTCCGCTTCCTGTGCCGTTGCATCCAGATATTTCTTGTCGAGCCGATACTGATGACTCTTGCTCCCCAAGGGTTCCACTCCCTTGTATTCCGATGATCTCGGAGTCGGCCACCACTCCATCGGCTTTGAGTCTTTCATAAGTCAATTCCTTTATATCTGGATACACCGGCACATCAGGCCAGTGCTTGTTTAATATTTGGGTACAGAACGGATCTTGCTCGCAGAATGCAACCGTCTTGAATTCTTTTGATGCACGGTGCAGACCCAGCGAGAACCCTCCAATCCCGGCAAAGAGATCAAGAATCCTCATGATCGTATTCATCAATGAAGATGAACGAATCACCCCGGAGAATATCCGGATCGGTATCCCATGGTTTTTTTGGACTGACTACAATCTGCCGCTCGATTGCAATTTCACCTCGGGCAAATTGCCGGCCCTTGTCGGTGAGCTTTAGCGTTTTGTCAATCAGGCCCCAGTGCCGGGTTTTGTGGATTCCATCCAGGTGAGAATAATAATTATCGTGGTAAAGTTTGCGGATTGCGCGGCAGAGTTTCTTGGTGAAAATAAGGCATTCGGTATGTTCGGTGACAAAGTCCATAGATCACACTCCCCCTCATGATGTGGTGATTTTGTGTCCGCCCCTCGCCGTTACACCTAGGATTAAGGTGTTACAACATGTCAGAGTTTGTTACATTAAGACTCTGATTTTTTTAGGACAAAACACTAAGTCACTCAATAATTGAAGTTGGGGAAAATGACCTTATGAAACTTACCTTTTAAAAAGTTTGTTCCATAAGGCCATCCAACCCATTGATATTGTTGCATCCCACAAAAACATCTTTACCATATGTGGGTAGTTTGTGTCTACTTTTAACTTGCTCCCTGTACCAGCCTCAAAGACGGGGCCTTGCGCTGTAATACCACTTTCTTTTTAGCTTGTCGCTGGGCATGCAGATCCTCGACATGCACATAAATCTGCGTGCTTGCGAGATTCTTATGGGATAGCAGTTTGCCAAGTGCCGGCAGATCCATTCCCGATTCAGCCCAGCGAGTTGCGAACGTATGTCTTATAGAATGGAAGGTGCACTCCAGACCAATGGCTCGGGCATGCTGGCTGAATAAATTGGTCACATGCTCCCTGGTGTAATGCTCACGCTTTTTGTACGGTGATGGCCATACATAAGTTTCATACGGGTGAGCCAAGCGGCGGATCCGGAACCATTCCAAAACTTCAGGCTCGAGATCGATGTAAGTGGTCTTACCTTTTTTCATATCATCCGGCGCGAACTCGAAGCATTCATTTACGAAATTGATCTGGTCGTACCGCAGTGACGTGATATTAGATAACCGGATGCCGACTTGCCAATCGATCCAGACAATTTCCCGGAGCCAGGTTGGCAGCGTGGCGAGCAGATTATCCAGGTCGTCATCGCTGATCAGTTTATGTTTCTGCTCGGGTTCATCCAGCTTGACAATTTGCGCCAGCGGATCAAAGGGCAGATGTTTTTCTTTAGCACACCACTTGGTAAATGATTTGAGTTGCGTGATACGGTTATTGATTGAACGGTTTTTTTCTCCGCGTTCAATACACGCTGCCCGGATTATCTTGACATGTTTCTCACCGAGGGTATGCAAGGGTGCATCCTTGATAATGTCCTTCAATACCAGGCTCCCCTTTTTACGCTTGTCACCGCCTTCCCAGCTAGTGCGCTTGATGTACAGCGAGGATGCCCGGACATTAGCTACCAGTTCCGGATCGGTGAGATACTTTTCATACGCGTCATAAATCGTCATCGTATTCGTGATAGTAACCTCCAATCCCAGCGCCACACGTTTGAAGCGTGCTTGCAGATCATCATGGAACGCCTGGGCTTTTCGTTTGTTGGCCTCACCGGTAGATCCTCGGTGCCGAGATTTGGCTACCCGAAAATCGTACCAGTATGTATTGTTACGTTTATAAATTGCCACGGTGACCTCCTTAGTTAAGGGGCCCGGAGGCCCCTGTTAGTTATTTTCTTGGTTTGTTGCGTCTATCGTCCCAGCTAATTCCAAATGTATCTATGAATTTTTTTGCTAGTTTTTGGTACGCTTCAAGGTCCGCCTGATGAATAGCTAAGACTTCATCTCTTGAATACCCACAATACCTATCACTCTGCCGCCCTAATCCTTTTTCTTCGTAATTGTCAAGATAACCGCTCGCTGTGCCGCCTTGGCTCTGCAACCAGTCATACGCTTCTTTTACTTCCGCTCTCAATTTCTCTAAAAAATTTAATTTTGCCATGGTGACCTCCTTTATAAATCTTCAATTTTTTGAGTTAATCTTTTGCCAGTTCTTATTTCATGTGGTTGATGAACAGTATATTGATTTTGACCATCAAACCAATTATCACCAGTTACGCACATAGTCCATGTTGTTTGAAGCATCATTAATTCCGCTTCGGTTAACTCCAATGTGTAAGTTTCTTTTTCATGGTGACCTCCTTGGTTTGTTAAGATGTTCTTACAAACCTAATTATCCATATTCTTAGTCATATGTCAAATAAAAATGGCAATTATTTTATAATATTTTTTATCTTATTGAAAACACTGGGAGTTTTGGCGGCTATTTCTTGGCATCCTAGGGCATTTTCCCGTACGCACGAATCGTGTGTGTTACCCGATTCGTCCTGGCCATCGTTGATTTTCTTTCGGCATTCTTGGCCATCCACTGTTCGATTTCTTCCGGATTGTACCGGATTTCGTGGCCGTTTAACTTCAGGTGTGGCATTCCTTTTTCTCGCAGCGACCTTAATTGCCTTTTGTTTTTTAAGCTTAACCATGTTATTAAATCGTTCTCTGTAATTAAGTTTCTTGGCGGCATTATCTCTCTCCGTTTGAAGTTGTTCGGTAGTAATTTCATCGATTAACTCACCGTGTTTGTTATAAATTTTTACCGGGTAAATCATGTGTTTACTCTGACAATGTCATCGCGGTAAACACTAACACCTGGAATCTTTGCCATCTCGCCCATGGCGTTTACCTTGCGAGCAATCGCTTCGAGATCGGGGGTCAGTAATTCCGGCGGCAGTTTATCCGGATCGGTCACTTCAAATTTGTATTTTTTAATAAACGTGGTATGCTTCAACTTCGACTGGAGCTCTGGCGGAGCCAATGAAGTTATGGTGACCTCTGAAAGCTCTTCCAGAGCCTTCCGGTCTTTCTCCATATTGAACTCCTTCATCTTTCCCTTGATCAGACTCTCGGCAATCTCATAATTTTTTAGTGTTTCATTTCTTTCACCGGTCAATGCCTTGTGTGTTTTGTGAGCTCGCTTGACCGGTTCCTCAAATTTTTTCTCGACCATCTTTTTATCGGCCATCAAATTGCCGAGCAATGCATCGGTCCTGATCTGGTCCGCATCGGTCCTGATTTTAATTTTTAAAACAAGATCCTGGATCTGTTCCGGATGACCCACTACGAATTGCTCATGATCCAGTGGAACCAACGGGGCATTGCTGGGTTCCAGCTTGTAAGGTACTTTCATCTTTCATTTCTCCTCTTGAAGTGGTACACGCGAACAGCGGCCAGGAAGTTGGCAAGGTCCTCTCGGCTCCGATACGGGACTAGCTTATAGTTACCGTTCGGCTTTAAGTGCAGAGCGAACCTGGCCAGTCCCTTTTCACCCCCCATTTTCTCCCAGGCAAACTGGTAGGCGGCCAACTGGATCCCCGTGGTGTCAAGTTCCGCACCCGTTTTAAGGTCCACAATCGATGGGGTCCCGTTAATTGTCATGACTCGGTCGAGAGCTCCGGCGTACCAGAATTCTTCGTTGTGTACGAATGTTTCAATTTCGATGACAACAATATTGTTTTCTTCGCGGAATGTTTTATAAGCATTCACATAGGGGAGAAGATCAATATCAATCGGGCCGACCGGTTTATCGCGGTCCATATCCTCAGTAATTTTATGAACAGCGGTTCCCCGGTCAGCCGCGACTCTTACATTATTCTCGGCCTCGGTTGGGAAATTAATTTCACCATCATTTTCTTTTTTCTTAAAAAGCCGTGAGTAGTACCCGACATCTTGCATGATTGTTGTGACACTGGGCACTGCCTTTGTGCTGCCATCGTCCATACGGACGCGGTAAACATGTTCACGGTCACAAGTGATGTCGAGTGTTTTAATAGTCATCAGAATGCAATGTCCTCTTCGGTTTCGAAAGATACTCCGCTAGTGGAGTAGGATTGGTGCTCAACAACCTGAACTCCTTTTAACCGCATCTTGCATCCGACCTTGCCGGACACGGCCCAGCCATAAGGTTGATAGGCCACCTTTAATGTTGAACCGTTGCCGATTTCGTTATTCGGGTCATGTTCCAGGGGTTTGTTATTGGCATCCAGAACAAGCACCGAATTCGTAAACGGTTTACCGTTTCTTGGATTCACTTCATGATCTACCCGGAACTTTAAAAGGTACCAGGTCGGATCAATGTCCACCCCGGTGCTTGATAATCCATCCAGATATTTTTTTGTACAATCCTTTACCAGCTTGTATTGAACATCCGGCGAAGGTTTGCCACCCTCCGCGGCCACGGTATCGGAAACCATCTTGTCGTAGATGGCAATCGTTTCCTTGGCATCTTTGGGTGATAGAAAAAGATCCACGGCGAACTCGCCGCCATCCTTGAACGTGGTGTCCGGCACATAGACCTTGACCCACGCGGCTTCCCCGGCCGGTGTATATCTTACGGGTTCCTGTTTTTTAACCTTGCCATTCTTAACCATTCACTTGCCCTCCTTTTGAGATTTAAGTTTTATGATACGAGTAATACAGCCGAGTGGAATAACCCCTCTGTTAGCGACTGACTTGGCTTTCTTGTCTGAAAATTCGATGTTGTGGCAGAGCACTAATGTGCTTGCCCGGAATGTAAGAAAATATCCAATGGTCCGCACCGGAATTGATCTGATACCTTTGACGGCATCTTTCTGGTCCATCCAGGTGAATCCTTCGGAGCTATCGAGATCCCCGGCATCCACCCAGTAGACCTCGATCCGGTCATCCTTGGATAATTTTTTAATCTGACTCCGGATCCTGGTGAGTATCTGATTCGTTGTCATAGACATCCTTATAGAGTTGGCGGAATGCTAAAATTATCGGGATGAACATAATGAACTGCATGAGCCTGGTGAGGATGATGATGGTACTTTGTTCCATGGTGACCTCCATTTAAGTTGACATCTTGCGACTGGTTGTGTAGGTTATTTGCCAATACCAACACAACATTTCGCATTGACCAAGAATATAGCCGAATGGCTAATATATGTCAAACAAATTTCGTATTGCCAGATTAAATGCCAGTTTGAACCAGGAACAGGCGGCCAAGAAATTGGGGATCCATGTGACTACTCTCAACAAGTATGAGAATGATCACCGGCAACCCAGTGCGGATGTTGTGCGGAAGATGGCAAGTGTTTACGCGGTATCAGTAGATGTCCTTTTAGGAATGCAAACTACAACCCCCCCGGATGACAATAGGTACCGGCAAAAATTTGAAGAGGCCCAGCAAGAAATTATCAGACTGCAAAAACAAT